ATGCGCCGCGCGTACAAAGACGGTTAATTCTGTACTGGCGGAAGAACTTGAAGACGACTTTGTGCTGGAACTGACGACGGAGCAACTCGTAGTTGAGTATGAGAAGTTGCCGCTGTTACGCCAGCACATCGACAAGGTTGAGAAAGCGATGTCCGCCGCATTGCATTCCGGTAAGAAAGTGCCAGGGTACAAACTGGTAGAAGGTCGCCCGGGTAATCGTGCGTGGAAAGATGCCGATGCGATTGAAGTGTCACACGGCGACATTCTCAAAAAAGAGGTATTGATGTCCCCTACGGAGGCAGCAAAAGTTCTTTCTGCGGATGAGATGGCAGCGCTTGAGCCGTTTATTACCCGTAAGCCAGGTGCACCATGTGTCGCAACGGCAGACGACAAACGTCCTGAGTGGAATCAGGTTAGTGAAGAAGATTTGGAATAAAGTGTTGACACCCGAATAGTTAGCTATTATAGTTCTAATCACTGGCCGGGCAGTTCCCGGAGTAAACTGAAAAGCGAGAAATCACGATGGGTATTAAACTGAATCTGCGTAAAGTAAACACTGCATGGGTTAACGTATTCGAACGCGAAAAAGACCGTGAAAACGATGATGGCTCAATCACTAAAGGCCAGTACAGCGCGACTATCATCCTGCCGTCTGACCACGCACAAATCGACGCGCTCTACGACACCGTTTACGCTGTGGTTGAAGAAGCGTTGGGCGCAGCTGCCGCTGAGAAGTGGATGAAGTCCAACTATGGCGAAGGTAAGCACATGGATAAATGTGCGATTAAAGACATTACCGAGCGCGACAATCCGTTTGAAGACTTCCCGGAAGGCTTCTACTTCAAGGCGAAGGCACAGAAACAGCCACTGATTGTAACCTCTAAAAAAGGCGAGACTCAGGTAGAACAGGACTTCAATGTAGACGGCGAACAGATTGAAGGTGAACAGGTTTACAGCGGCTGCGTCGCTAACGTAAGCGTTGAAATCTGGTTCAGCCAGAAATATAAAGTTCTCGGGGTTAACCTGCTGGCGATTAAATACGTAGGCGAAGGTAAAGCGTTCGGTGGTTCTAAAGTCGCTGCAAGCGTCGATGACCTTGAAGACGATGAAGAGGATGAAGCACCGCGCCGCGAACGTCGTCGCCGTTAATATCTGAATCAATTTAACTAAGGCCCTTCATTGGGCCTTTTTACCGGAGTCAGAATGGAACATATAAAAGATTTTCTAAGCTACGACCGAGAAACCGGGGTATTCACGTGGATACAGCCTACTTACCGTCGAGGGCGACCGGGAGACATCGCGGGGTGCATCAATAGTAGTGGATACTGGCGAATTCCGTACATGGGTCGATATTACATGGCGCACAGGCTGGCGTGGTTTTTCGAGTATGGTGAATGGCCCGAAGGTCCTCTTGATCATATAAACCGTGACAGGTTAGACAATAGGATTTCTAACCTAAGGAAAGCAACAACCGCCGATAATGTGCGAAACGCTAAAAATAAGGGAGCTAGAACAGGAGTAAAGGGAGTAGTTAAAAACGGCAACCGATTTTACGGGCGTGTGCATTTTAACTACAAAAGTTATAACGCCGGTAGCTACGGAACTCTTGAAGAAGCAGAAAGCGCTGTAAAGAAATTAAGAGAAAAACTGCACAAGGAATTTTATTGCCATGACTAGTTTATTATACCTGGATACCGAGACGTTCTCTGGAGCGGACTTAAAGAAAGTCGGGTCGTATGCGTACGCGGAGCACCCGACGACAGAGGTTATAATTTGCACATATGCCGTTGATGATGGTCCTGTAGAAGTATGGGATTGCACTTCCGAAACAGTAATGCCAATAAGCCTCCGTGTTGCGCTCCGTAATGTTATGCGCGGACGTATGAAAATCGTGGGCCATAACTTTTTAATGTTCGACCGTCTCATCATGAAGCACTGCTGGGGTTTTGATATTCCCGTAAGCAACACCATTGATACGATGATTTGGGCGTTTCGTCACGCGCTGCCGGGTTCACTCGACGCATTGTGCGAAGTGCTTGGCGTGTCTGCAGACAACGCGAAAGACAAACGAGGCAAAGCGCTTATTCAGCGTTTCTCTAAACCGACGCCGAAGAACTACAAAATTCGCCGCTACACTGCTGAAACGCACCCGGATGAGTGGGCGCTGTTCATCAAGTACGCCGTTAGCGACATCACCGCGATGCGTGAGGTCTTCCATAAGTTGCCGCGTTGGGGTAACTCAGAGTTTGAAGACCGTGTACTGGAACTGGACCAGTTAATTAACGACCGCGGGTTTAAGGTCGACGTTGCGCTGGCGGAAGCCGCAATTGAAGCTGTGGAGAAACACAAGGCACAGTTACAGGAAGAAGCCCAACGTAAATACGGCGGCTCGCTTACAGGTAAGGACTTCCTGCCGATTCTGCGTGAACTGGCGCCTGCGCATCGCATCCACAACGCGCAGAAGTCTACGCTTAACGACCTGCTTGCTGACGATGATTTACCGGACGACGCCCGCACGATTATAGAAATGCGCCTCGGGGCGGCATCCACTGCGTCAACGAAATATAACCCGCTGCTGTTAGGCCGCTCGTCTGACGACCGCCGTCGCGGTTGCATCCAGTATGGTGGAGCTAAACGTACGTTACGATTTGCTGGTAAAGGCTTCCAGCCGCAGAACCTGGCGCGTGGGTACTATCACGATGATGAACTGGATAAAGGTATTTCAGCATTACTTAAGGGCCGAGCACATCGCCGTTTTGATGTAGCCAAGCTAACGGCATCTACGGTTCGCAGCTGCATTATCCCGGAAGCCGGACATAAGTTTGTCGTCGCCGACTACTCGAACGTTGAAGGCCGCGGGCTTGCGTGGCTGGCGGGGGAAGAAACCGCGCTAGATACGTTCCGTGCCGGACTGGATATTTACTGCGTAACCGCGGGTAAGATGTTCGGTATGGAGCCGGATTACATTAAGAAAGAACGTAAAGATTTGCGCCAGATTGGTAAGGCCTGCGAACTTGGGCTTGGCTATGCGGGCGGTGTCGGCGCATTCGTACAGTTCGCCAAGAACCTTGGCCTTGACCTGGTTGATATGGCAAAAACAATGGATGGGACTTTCCCCGACCACATCTGGGCCGCTACCTCACGTGGATATGAGTGGGCGCGTATTCAGGAAGCCAAGCGACCACCACGTCCAGGTGAAAAGGATGACCGACCATCATATATTCTTGATAAGAAAGTGTGGCGTACCTGTGACGCTATCAAGCGTATGTGGCGTGAGTCACACCCGGAAACAGTAGCTTTCTGGCGGGATATTGAAGACGCAGCTATGGCAGCTATCCGCAATCCGGGCAAAGAGTTCACCGCAGGGCCGCGGGGAGTTAAGTTTTCGCGCAACGTAGAAACGGACAACAACGGCAACAAAGTCGCCGGTTGGTGGTTGCGGATGACGTTGCCGTCGGGCCGCGTTATGTCTTATCCGGGTGTTGGGCTAAGCGTGTCGAAAGAGACAGACGAAGACGGGAAGGTGTCTACCAACGTGCGCATCAAGTACCAGGGCGAAAACCAGTTAACCCGTCAGTGGGGCTTCCAGTACACCTACTCTGGTAAACTGGTGGAAAACTGCACTCAGGCGCTGTGCCGTGATTTGTTGGCTAATGCACTGCTGAACGTCGAAGCAAACGGCTACCCGATTGTGCTTCATGTTCACGATGAGATTATCTGCGAGACACCAGATTTACCAGAATACAATGTCGCAGAACTGGAACGATTGATGTGCGAATTACCAGAGTGGGCCGAGGGGTTCCCTCTTGTAGCAGAAGGCGCGGAGATGAAGCGTTATGCCAAGTAAACTGATTATCGCGGTACTGGCGGGATTTGCTGCCGGTGTCTACTGTCACGAGGGTCAATACGGCATGATGGTTGCTATATTGGGTATGTTCATCGCAATTTATCTGTGGGTGCTGGAATGAAAATCTACTGGTTTTATGAAGAAGACTGTCGAATCTGTCCGCGCTGCGGTATTGAACATACGAAACGTGAGGGGTGTATAGATGAGTACGCCTGAGGGGCGCATCCAGAAATACGCAAAAGAGCGATTCGAGGCCCTCGGTGGCCTCGTTCGAAAGCTGTCTTATGAGGGGCGCTCAGGCGCCCCCGACCTGCTGGTAATTCTTCCCGGCGGCATCGTCTGGTTCGTCGAGGTTAAGAAAGACGAAAACACGAAGCCAGACCCGCACCAGATACGTGAGCACGAGCGGATGCGTAAACGCGGTGCAAATGTTTTTGTAGTTGGTTCGCTCAAACAGGTTGACGACCTAATAGCAAACTATTATAGTAGTCATACACCAACAATATAAGGAATTGAGAAATGAAACACGAATACGACCGCAAACCAGCACGTGACATCGTACCTGGCGACATGATTTTCAACGTTAAGACCCGTCGCCCTGTTGCCGTTGATACGGTGTTCGTCGAGTCGAACGGTAAACTGGTTATCGAAGATGTAACGGGCAACGTTACCGCGTTCGGGCGTAAAGAGCTGGTACTCTACGTTAAGGATTGAGCATGTCTAAATTTATCCGTCGAGAGTACCAGAAGCTCATGACTTCGTTCATGTTGCAACACCCTCGCTGTAATATCTGGTGCGGCATGGGAGGGGGTAAAACCTCCTCTACTATGTGGGTGCTAAATCGACTGTTCCGTAATGGGCAACTTAATGACGACGACCGAGTGTTAATTCTGGCCCCTTTACGTGTTGCGTCCGGTACGTGGCCCGCAGAACAAGAGAAATGGAACTTCCCTTGTCTGCGTGTCGTCGATGCGACCGGTTCAGAGAAGCGCCGCATCGCGGCGCTGGAGTCAGATGCTAACGTGGTGTGCACAAACTACGAAGTTATCGAGTGGCTGATTGACTACTACGGCAAAGACGACTGGCCTTTTACGGTTATCGTTGCTGATGAGAGCACGAAGCTGAAATCTTTCCGTAGCCGTTCTGGAGGAAGCAAACGGGCTAAGGCGCTAAGCAAAGTGGCGTTCGGAAAGGTTAAGCGTTTCATTAACCTGACAGGCACACCGTCGCCGAACGGCCTCAAGGACTTGTGGGGGCAGAACTGGTTTATCGACGCTGGCGAGCGCCTTGGTTCTTCGTACACGGCATTCACCGACCGCTGGTTTAACTCAGTACAGAAAGGCAAGTCGGCGATGGCGCGGGAGTACCACGCACGCCCGGGCGCGGATAATGAAATTCACCAGAAGATGAAAGACATAAGCCTCACTATTGACGCCGCTGAGTGGTTCGGGTGTGAAGCGCCGATTATTGTTCCGGTTGAAATCGACCTGCCGAAGAAAGCACGTCAGGCGTACATCGATATGGAGGAGAAGTTATTCGCGGAACTTGAGAGCGGGGAAGTGGAAGCTGCTAACGCTGCTGCGAAGACGTCGAAGTGCTTGCAAATTGCATCCGGTGCCGTATATGTATCGGGGCCAGACGGCGAAGCAACCAAAGAATGGGAGAAAGTGCACGACACGAAACTGGACGCGCTTGAGTCGATTGTGGAGGAGTTACAGGGTGCGCCGCTGCTTGTGGCCTATCAGTTCAAGCACGAACTGGAGCGTATCCTTAAGCGATTCCCACAAGCACAGGCGTTTGCCAAAGGAGCGAAGGGTAATAAGCAGATGGAAGCGTGGAATCGTGGAGAAATCGAAATCTTATGCGTACATCCTGCGTCAGCGGGCCACGGCATATCGCTACAAGACGGCGGCCATCATATGGCGTTTTTCAGTCAGGGATGGAACCTCGAACACTATTTGCAGGTTATCGAGCGTATAGGTCCAACACGGCAAAAGCAATCTGGGTACAATCGCACCGTTTTTATCTACAAGATTATCGCTAAAGATACGTTGGATGAAGTAGTTGCGGCTCGTACCGACGAGAAAAAACAAGTACAAGACATACTACTAGAGTATATGAAGCGCAGAGGTAAAAAATGACCTATTGGAATGAGCTTTTTAATTACGACCCTAATACCGGGGTACTATCATGGAAAAAGTGGCGTAGGGGTGCAAAAAGAAGTTTAGTAGCGGGCACAAAGGAGCGTGACGGGTATGTGCGTGTGAAACATAAAAACAAGCATATCCCCGTTCACAGAATAATTTGGGATATGTGCAACCCTAATGATGTTCTGACTCCCGGATTCGAGATAGACCATATAAATCACATAAGGGATGACAATAGAATATTAAACTTGAGAAAAGTAGTTAAGATTGATAACAACCGCAACACGACAAGAAACAAGGCTAATACTTCTGGGGTTGTAGGTGTACATTTTAACCGTTCGAGAGGTAAATGGGTCGCCGTTATCTACGACAATCGTAAGCTCGTTTTCTTGGGGCACTTCTCTGATTTCAAAGACGCTGTTGCTGTCAGGAAAGCAGCGGAAATAAAATACAATTACCACGAAAACCACGGGTCAGAAAAACCATGAACATCATAGCCCCGATTCCGGCATTGCAAAAACGTATCAAGGAACTCGAAGAAGAGGTTCTACGACTACGGCAGCAAAGAGACGCCGCTAATGCACAACTGGCGTTCATACTGGAGAAGTTATCTGAAGGGTAGAGAAAAGGCCCCGTTTGGGGCCTTAGTTTTATTTATCTTCTAGTGCTGCCAGCCTCTTCTCGAACTCGCGCATCTTCTTACGCTGATAGGCAATCTCTATGAAGAACATCTGGTCCGCCCTAACCCCCCATCTGCCGCCGGGAGGGGATACTTGTACAGTCTGGCCCTCTTCATCAATATCATACGCAGCTTCAATTGGGTCGTAGCACAAGAAAGCATATTTACAATCGGTAGAATCTTTCTCCATAAGCCCATGGTTGACCAAGATGTCTCGCACATCTTGGGCTATCACACCGAAGTGTATCCTTGCAGTGTCACCCTTGATTGCTAGGCTTTCAAGCCACTTAAAAGATATTACATGTATATCTTCCCATGCGGTAAGGAGTTGTCCCTCAATTTCCTCTTTATTCGTCTTAAGTGTACCATCAGACGTGTTTATCGTACCGGTGGTCGCGTACACCGTAGTCCACCTGTTACCTGCCGAACCTAAAGGCACTTGCGAGTCTAAGTAAGGAAGGAAATTGTTGTATGAGTAGAAGCCTCCTGACGCATACATAATAGCCCTGTTAGGCGTTGCATGGTTTGCCCCGTACAGTTGCAGCAACGCACCATCGGAACTGGATGCGCCATCACCACCGCTAACTATCAGTCTTTGAACCGATGGGGTTTTAGTGGGGACTGTTTTTGAAATCAGCCCGTAATCACCATCAAACCGTGCGCGCACGGCAGACTGTTGTGTACCATCGTATTCCAGCCCCGTTACATGCAGGGAGTACACGCTTACATCATTGTCAAACGTTAAAGGTGCTTCTACATGGCGTACACCATCTACCCCCATGGCGACAGGTATTGTACGGTTAGGAGTTGCTCCGTATTTGAAATCACGTGATACGTACGGGTGGTCTTCAATCTTTATCCGGTAGCTATATAAGTCAGCCGGATGCCCATCATGTTTGTACCATAACTTCGCACTGTTATCCCCTATGCTCCAGGGAGAGAAGAAGTCTTCCCCACCAAAGATATAGTACAACCAGCCATCTTTAACACAGACCGAGCCGACGCCGACAGCAGAGTTAACGATATGACCCTGGTATATTTGGTCGGTAATATTAAACCACTGAACATCATCTAAAGATGAAGGCCAGGACGACACATTGACTTTGCACATAAAGGTCCGTGGATACGAACCTTCATAGCGGCTGTCCGGCTCGCCTCCTTCCCACTCGCCAAAGGCACGCTCTGTACCAAAGATGTAGAGATAGTCACCTACTTTAGCGAACGGAAGATTGGAGTGATGTACATTGTTCGGAAATCGCAAGTAGCTCCAGTTTTGCCCAGAATCGGTGCTCATCGCCAGTGTAGAGCCAGGGGAAGTAGGTAATGTGCCGCGTGTGGTAAGGTAGAGCACCCCACCATAACTTTTCACGCACGGCTCAGAAGCGTTATCAGCGTATGCCTGAGCGACAGTGCGACGAACGAATACGCCTGGATTGTCATACACGTTACTAAAATACAAGACGCCAAGACGACGAGGGGACACATCGCCGTTGTGGTAGCCGACAGCGATAGTGTAGTTAACATCATCTATAACCGCAAAACTATGTGTCTCCGTGACACACAAATCAGCGTTAGTGGAGTATGCTACCCCAGGCAATTCGGTAATTTCCCACGGGCTGTCCCAGAATCGCGTTGCGAAGTTCCAGGTAACACCCGCATTGTTTATGGTGGAACTCGCCGGGGTTGAGAGCGTAACAGTGAACGTATTTCGGTTAATTATAGACGAAACCGTCATATTACCCGATACGCCAGTTGCCGATGTATTAGAGAAGTTAACCGCATCTCCTGCTTTTAGACCATGATTTTCTATAACAATGGTAGCAGTAGTGGAGCCAGAACTAATAGTTATTCCGCCGGTTGGGTGTCTAAAATACGGCATTGGGCGTGACCAAAGTTCTGCCTTCTTCATCCGCATATTAGATAAGTAGCGGGTTTCTATAACTGCATATAATCGGTTGCCGCACGTACCCATGCTCATGCAGTGGTAGTTAACTCTGTCCGAGGAAACACTAGCATTATAGTCAGCATGGATCGGGGTCAACCACTCAGGCATTGACCAAGTCTGCCCGTCGTCACCAGAGCGAACCCAAGCTACATGTAAGTTTTGAACGCCATGTCGTTCGCCTGCCATAAACGGAGCGTAAATAACATTGTCGTAGACGAAAGTTTTATCCTGCGTCCATGCGTTGTAGAACGGGGTATCCGTCACCTTAGTTAGTGAGCCGTTAAAGAAGCCATCAGCTACATAAGTAAGCGGTTGCCCAGCTACGCGCTCGTAAACGAATGCAGCATTCTTAAATTTACTAATGTCAGGTAATTGGGAAACTTTATAAGTCAAACCCCTGCCGTCTATAATCCAATTGTTGGGGGAAGCTGCTAATACATTAAAAATAGATTGAGTATCATCAGTTACGCCGTCGCCCACGGCGCCCCATGCGCGCAGGTCGTATTCGTCCTTCCATCGCGCCACATGTAAATCTGGGTACAGAATTGCACCGTTTACATCAGATATTTGATGCCGCAGTATGACCGACCCGACGGGCTGCCATGCCCCATCTGCCACGCCACCGGTGGACTGCGGAGAGGATGACGCTGGGATAATTTTTGGCAGAGCACCCAACCAATAGTACCAGTCCCCGTCACCGCCAGAGGACGACGGCCACAAAACTGCGGTGTTTCGGTCGTTAGCGGATAGTGTACCGCCTGACGTGAAATCAAAATCTGCCAGTTTAAAACCTGCGTCACGCAACACAGCCGGCAGTGTCTTCTGTGTCTGCCCTGTAACTGCGTTGGTCGCGTAATCGATATCAGAGCCACCAGCAACGCCGCCGGATTTACCAGTGATAACCTCGGCTTCGAAAATCTGGTGTTTCGTGGCGGTCTGTAAATCCGCCAGGCTTAAAACGTCACCGCATCCGCTTGACATATAGAGTCCTCTTTAATTAAAACCATCGCTGAATCCGTCGGAGAAACCGCTGCCGTATGGCGCGACGCCGTCGTATTTATAGAAACCTTCATCATAGTTGTAGCCAGTAATCTTGACCGTGCGGTCGTCGCCCGGGTCGATTGAAGAAACAACTATCTTCTGTGCATTATGCCTTGCTTCGTTGCCGAATGAAAACTCAGTTTTTAGTGCGCTATTCCCTGTGTAGATTGCTTCCTCCGGCGCCGATAGCATAATCACCTCGCGGTCGTGGCTTCCTTGAATAACGGAGATACTCTGCACTGAGCCGTCGCGCTTCTTAAGAATGATGGAGTGGTCATCGCCCGCGGTAAACGTAACAGGCTGCGACAGCGTCAGCGTAAGCCCATTAACGGCAACAACATAGCCGTCTTGTGGCGCAATACGCGAGCCTTTAACCACGCTGATTACGCCGCCGGGAGTAGCGAGCGCACCTTCTTCAGTAGCTTCGAACTCTACGACAACTTTACTTAACGCATTGCGCTGATATCGACGCCACGCAAGCCAGTACGCCTGCTGGTAGTTGCGCACGCCCTTCGATTCGTATTCCTCAGTGTTTGCGCCGAGTTCTTCCGGGATATAAATAGTTTCCCGTACGTTAGTATCTGGGTCGATGTACGAGAACGAAAGGCTATCGTAGGTAGTCGAATCGTTGAACGTGCGGGTCCATTTCTCTGTACCGGTAGTTTTGCTGCGGTGGGTGAACACCATTTCAGGCCCCGCAACCGGACGGTCGAATCGCAACATAATATCCGCACCTTTACGGTACGCAGTACAGAAAACGGCTTCCGCTATGGTCTGAACAATGTCCTGCATCGTGGTGTCGTAGTCGTCGAACGTGTAGCAGAATTGTCCGGCTAATTCGCTGCCAAAATAGGACTCAATTTCTTCCTGCACAGCGAGTAACTTATCCATATTTGCCGTTGTCAGTTCCAGATTACCCACCGCCGGGTCTCGAGCCAGTCTGATTAGAGATTGCACGGCCTGAGTATTTGGGGTCATTACAGTATCGAACGTCCCATTGCCGAGGTATTTGTAGCACATCTCGGTCGCAATCATGCGCAGTTCCGGGTTGTCTATACTCGCCGCCCGCGGGGTCTGTTTACGGGCGCAATGTACGGTAGTTCGGTTGCCGTAGTGCGGTGTGGGGTCCAGAGACTGACCGTACAGGTTGATGAAGGTTATCTCGTCACTTACCGTGCCGTTGTAGTCTTTATCGAAATTCGTTATACGGCGCATGCGGGCGCGGAAACGCGATGCGGTTGGCAACTGCCCATAAATGGACGTGCCGACGTAATCCGTGCTATTACCAGTAATCGTAGCCTGTACCGTGTAAATATCGCTCAACGGGTTGCGTTGAGAATCAATCATCTGGTACTGGAGTTCTACGGTTACGCTGGTGCGGTTATAGCCGCCGTCGTATTTGTAGAGGCCGTTCTGCCCGGCAACGTTAGCAAGTACCCGGTCAACCTCTCCGCGCACCATGTAATACCAGTCCGTAAGAGATACGTCATAGGTGTTGCTTGGGCCTATAAACGTATCCGAACGCTCTGTAAGTGCGTAAGTCTCCCCGTTATTAAGGTTACCCCAGTTACCTATATCCCCGACGTACAACCGAACCTCAAAGTCGTCGACGTATAAAACTTCAAACGAGCCGTTTAGGTTAGTGACGTCCTTAACGTCGAAATTGCTCAACACTGCGACATCACCAACACTAAGAAACTCAGAAAAAGCAGAGTCACCCGACGGGTCATATAGGTAGCCGGTGGTCGAAATACGTTTGGCGGTTCCACCGGAGCTTGGGTTAGCTCCAATGTCGTTTGGCGCTTTCAGTACAATACCGTCAACGTCGTCGTTAGAGTACGTCACATAGAGTTTCTGGTCGATGACGTCGCCGATTTGTAGTTGCGGCGATGTGGTGTTGTTCGGTGACGTATACGGCGCGTATACGGCAACAGAGGAACCTGTGATGTCGCTTATCAGGGTGTCACCTTCCGTGACGCCATCCGCCTCAATATGCAGATGTCCGCGCCCGGCGTCGTAGTACGAATACTCCAGCAAAGCACCAGTGGAGTTGAACGCCTTATACGTCTGCATCATGTCGTTAGGGATTGTCTGCACAGTCCCGCAGATGTCATAAGAGCGCTCGTAAGGGCGCGGCTTGTTTGAGCGGTCGGTAAGGCTGTTATTTGGCGATGTTGTCTGGTTATTAGTCGCCGTGTAGTTGGCGTTTGCAGACATGTTCAGGCCGAGCAACTTAGCGATTGGCTTAAGGATAAAACCAAACACCTTACTAACGGCACCAAGCGCCCCGCTACCAGCGCCCTCAATAATGTGGTATACCGCGTCTTCATCTTTAAGCGCGTCGAAGTCGTCGGTGACATCAGTATCGTCACCAATCTCACCGAGGTAGACGCGCACCGGCACACCGTCCGGGATACGGTTAACGACAAACTCCATCGGCATCCCGACGTGTTTTGTACGGTCGAAAGCGCCATCAGCGTTTCGCGTGTAGTGCAGGATTATCGCCAAAATTCAATCTCCGTGTACGTGTCTCTGAGGTCCGCCAGCCTGTCAAGCCGTACCTGGCGGGATGCAAGCTCGCAATGGCTGACCATCCCGTCGAAGTAAACTCCCGCATGCCACACGATACGACCCCCGCGGCGATAACCCATAAGCACCGCGCAGAAGTTTTCAGGCTTATCAATTTTTGTAAGCCCCTTCGTGTTGCGATGTCCTTCGTCGAACGCTTCATTAATTGCCGTTGGGCTTGTGACGTCGAACGCCGGGGTTTCTAACCCGGCATCCGCGCGGACAATGCGCACGTGATGCCAGCAATTGCGTTTGCGAAAGTCGTAAGGTATGCCCGTGTAGTCGTTAATATTCATGTCGTCAACAGGCCGCGCAATAACGGTATCTCTTTAGGTGTCATCAGTATACCAGTGCTTCGTTGGTTCAGCATAGGTGTACCAACATCCGCGGAGAACTCACCCTTCTCCTGGTTGATGGCCTGCAACTCGTACACGACGGGGCCGTCAGCCGGGTAAGACAGGTCGGTGCTGACGTAACGGCGAAATACGAACTTCGGCAACTCAGTATTGCTCATAGGGATTTTATCCATCTCATCATCAAGTTGATCGAGAATATCCGGTAAAGTAAACGTAGTCGTCTGGTCCATATCGCTATTATTAGCAGCCCCTGACGCTTCCATCGGGGTGGGTTCGAACGTGACTGTTTCACCTGTCTCTAGTGTTGCCGTAAGTTCCTGTAACCCGCGCACAAGGTAATACGTCTTCGACAGCAACGGGTGGCTTATTTGCAGAGTGATATAGTCCATCTCACCGTCGGGATTTGAGGCCAGCTTACGGCGATAGGCGGCTTCTACTGATTCCTGACTCATTGCATAGGGTCCCAAATTCGTGGAAACGTTGATTGTGCGGTTCCGTAGGCTTTAAGGAAACACCCCAGCCCATCACCATAGCAGCCGTACAAATCGGGCAGATTGTTAATCAGGCACTGGTTCTCAAGGTCCTGGAACGGTGATTTCTCGGCGGTTGCCGTGAAGGTGATTGTCCAGTTAATCCCGTCTTCGGTGGACTCGGCGATAGTGGACGTAATGGTTACCTGATAATCTTCGATGCCCATGCCGAAGTCGTGCGCCATCCAGAAACTTGACGCACCACCGTCTACTTTTTCGAGGAACGACAGAAACGCCTGCCGTCCCAGTGCCGATGTAATCAGGGTTACGCTAACAGGGAACACGTCGTAATACGTGTCACGGCCCTGACGCACCCCGCCACCGGCTAAATCTACACTCCAGACGTTGTTACGTCTGGTCATTGAGTAGCCTTTCGATACAATTGGCTTAAGGCTACGTGGGAAATATAAGTCGCTCATTATTTAAACCCCGGCGCATTTCTTGTGGCTTTGCGGGCCTTGCTAATCTTACTGTTGCTGTTCTGCAAAGATGCAGCAACTTGCTCTTCTATGATGATACGCAGACGGCCTTCATCATCTTGCTCAGTAGATACGTTGCCAATTTGAGAACTCGTGTTGTTTACGATAGTAACATTAGACGGGCCGGAAGAAGACCCGTTTTGCCCCATAATTTCTTTCATCTGCTGCGCGGTGCGAACACGCGATGCACCCGCGGGCATGATAACTTCTGGTTTACCGCGTTCAGCGATAGTAGAAGCCTGCCCGGCGGATAACTGCCCACCCTGTTCACGCGCAGACCTGATAGCGGAAACCTGCGCCATACCCGCCCCAACGGCAGCGGCGGCCGCTACAGGCGCTAAGAACGGGCCGACTACAGGGATAGCCGCCGTTGACTTATACGCCTCAATAGCCGCGGTGTACGTGGCGATGGTGGCCTGTACGATAGCGAATGCCTTGTACGCACCAGAAGCCTCCCCCAACGCAGACCCGATGTTTGAGGCCATGTTACCAAAGGCGGTTGCCGTTGCGTCGGCGCGCTTCGTAGCATACTGCTCGTTGATGGCGTTAAGCGCGGCCTGGTACTGTTTCTCATTAATAAGCCCCTGCTCACGGTACTTATCCGCTACCGCCAGTTTCTGCTGTTCCTGGATGTCGAGAAGCTCAAGCTCAGTAGCGTTCTGACCCATAATCTGAGCCATGAAGTCGTCACCTTTCTGCTGCTTTTCCTGGGCTTCTTTCTGGCGTTTATCCAGTTCATCTTGCCGTTTTTGCCCGGCTTCGAGGACGATAGCTGTTTTAGCCTGTTCGTATTCTTTCAGCGACAGCGCGCCCTGGCTGTAGAACTCTTTTGCCTTAGCCAGTTTCTGCTGTTCCTGCGCGTCGATAGCCTTTAACTCATCGTTGTTCTGGCGAGCCAAAGTGTCGAGGTAATCCTGCGCCTGATTCCGCAATTGTTCTGCTTTCTTGGCGGCGGCTTTTGCTGCTTTATCGTCGGTGTTTCCTGCCCCGCCAGTTCCGCCCTTTTTATTAACAAGACTGGCTAAGTCAATTTCTTGCTTCTTGCGCTCGTCGTACTGCTTGCGCTGTTCCTCAATTTCTTTCTTACGCTGCTTAGACCTGTTGGTAATGGCCTGTGATTCTGCCTCAGCGCGTTTTATGCTAGCGGCGTACGCGGCGTCGGCCTCTGCGGTCAGGTTTTTAAATGTTAGCGCCGCCGTTTTGCTCGGGTCAAACACGTCGGCAAGGGTCTGCCCTAACGCTACAGCGTAATCGTCGATGCGCTGGAACCACGCAATAACCTCGTGAAATGTCTGCTGGATGTCCGGCAACCACTCACGGATGGCATCCGGTATAGTCCCCAGCGAGTCAGACATATCAACGGATTTGTCATCGGTATCGAATGCCAGGTCATTCAAGGCGTCGGAAATAAACTTGAATGACTCATTGAACAGCGCCACCCAATCCTGGAGCGTGGCGGCTATCTCATTAGACGCGATGGCGTCGGTAAGCGCCGTGATAGCGTCTTCCGCTGTGGCCGCTTGCTCACCTACGGCGCCGCCAAAACCAGACCGCGCCACCGCAAGAACAAGACCGTCGAAGGAGTCGGCGAGGCTCGATAACTGGCCGTCTAGCGTCTTAGAGCGCGTCTCCATCGCCCCGGCAAAATCGGTGTTGCCGATATTCAGGAGGTATTTCTGAATCTCTTCGGAGTTCTTCTTAACCGTGGTCGTTACGCCGCGGAACGTGAACGAAACTGTATCTGCCTGTTGCGACGACTTGATGCCGAACTCTTTTAAGCGCTCAAATTCAAATGTACTGGCGTCGGCAACTGCCTCAATCATCTGATTAAGGTCTTTACCCATAGCCGCCGCGGTGTTGCCGTAGGAGATTAATGCCTCTTTGCTGGGGTTCAGACCGAGCGCAACGAGCTTGGTAAACCCCTCTACCGCCTGATTGAGACCGTACGGGGTCTCTTTTGCGAACTGTTGCAGGACGCTGAAAGCCTTAGCCGCGTTCTCGGCGCTCCCGGTCATCGTGATGAGGCTGGAGTTCAGCTTATCGAAGTTTCGCTGGGAATCCACCAGCGCGCTGAACACCTGCTTAGCGGTTTCCAGACTGACAACGGCGGCGGCGGCGGCCCCCGCCGCCTTGGTAAGCCCGTTCAGTTGTGATGTGGTTTTATCGACGCCGGTCGATGATACTCGTACTATCAAGCTAGCGGTATCAGCCATGATTTCTACCTTCAAAGATTGCTTCTAAGCCCATGATAATGTCTATCTCGAACAGGCTAAGCTGTTTTTGCGTAACATCGAGATAGGCTTTCAGGTCTTGCCACGTAACAGATTCTCTTGCAAACAATACTACAGCGTCCTCGCGCACGTGTCGCGTAAACTTAATGTCGCAATACGTCTCAAAGGTGGATATAAAAAGGGGCGGGCATTCTGGCCCGCCCCGTCGCGCTGCACGTTTTTTCTTATCGATTACACCCATCGCGATAAGCGCCTGTTCGTGTCCGTCGGCGATAGAATCAAACTCTCTGATTTTATGCTTATCCACAAACTCGTAGGTGGCGAACCTGTACAGCGCGTCTACTTTTCCTGTAATACTTTACGCTCGGCGTTATGGAACGCCGCCACCTGTGTGCCTAATGCCTTGAACTGGTCCAGCAATTTGTTAAATGCTTCTTTAGAGAAAGGCTCATCAAAGCTCCAGCCGTTTACGACTTCTGCCGCGAGTTGCCGGTTGAGGTCTTCCGCCAGTTCGTTAATAGCCAGGTTATATTCAGTATAGTCGCCGGATTCTTTGGCGGCTTTTTCCAGTTCTTCGAAACGCGCCAACCCGCGACGGTACGCAATAATGAAAGCACGCCCCGCTTTAACGGCGACATCCGCATCGGGACTTACAACGTTAAGCCATTCACCGGAGTCTTCGCCGTTTGGCAGGAGAATCGGCATCTTCTTGCCCGCCAGTGCTTTCTCTTCGAAATAAAAATCAGAAAGTTTCATTCTTTAATCCTTTGGTTAAGAGGTTACAGGTTAACGATAAATGCGCCAGACGGGAACCACCCGCTTTTCGTGTGCGACACTAGGCGCAAACTTATTCTATCACATTACTTGCACACCCCAATATAATAGGGTACTATTCACTTACACCAACAATGAAGGGGTTTAAAATGTCCAGTTTACCAGTTTCCTTAATTCTGTTTGCACTGCTCGCTTATTTCGCGCCTTTCCTGGTTGCGTACTTCCGTAACCATAAAGCGAAGTTAGCGATATTCATGGCTAATCTGTTTCTTGGTTGGGTTCTGCTGCCGTGGGTATTTATTTTAATCTGGGCTTGCAACTCGAATGTCAAAGAGAAGTGAGCTAGTATAGGACAAATCCTAAACACGAGGAAATAGGCATGGCCCAGAAGAAAATAACCGACGAACAGTTACAGGAAGAATTGAACGCTGGGATGAAGAATATCGACATTGCTCGTAAATACGGCATCTCAGACCGCGTAATTCGTATCCGTAAAGCGAAGCTGGCTAAGAAAGGCGTAGGTCACGGGCGCGACGTTAGTCACCTTGTGCCGGACGGCTACAAGATTAAAGGAACGTCGTCACTGGTGGACGAGTTCGGCAACACTAAGTTGCAATGGGTTAAAACCGACACTGACGCCGAACGTCAGGTTGAGTTGATGAAGGCCGTAATCGAGGGCATGAAGTCGGAGATTACCCCCGTTGCTCCTGTTAAAGCCGTTCGCGCCAAACGAGACGACAAGCTACTCAACCTTTACACTGTGTCTGATTTCCATCTCGGTATGCTGGCCTGGGCTGACGAGAGCGGCGACGACTGGGACATGAAGATTGCGGAAGACCTGTTCTCCCGCTGGTTCGACGCAGCGTTCCAGAAAGCACCGGATGCAGGAACAGGAGTTATTAATCTGCTGGGCGACCTTGCGCATTTTGATAGTCTGGACGCCGTTACACCTGCCAGTGGTCATGTTCTTGACGCTGACACCCGCTATCAGAAACTTGTACGCTACATGATTCGTATGGTCCGCCGTGTCATTGATATGGCTCTCGTTAAACATAAAAATGTTCGCTTGCTTATCGTGCAAGGTAACCACGACGAAAGCGGAATGATTTGGTTGGCTGAGATGTTCAGTACGCTATACGACAACGAGCCGCGTGTGTTCGTCGATACGTCGCCGGATGTTTACAAGATGGTGCAACACGGCAAAACTACGCTGTTCTTTCACCACGGCCATAAAGCACGATTCGATGCTATCGAACCAGTTATGATCGCCAAGTTCCGCAAAGCGTTCGGCGAGAGTGTTTACAGCTACGCCCATATAGGACACCTGCACCATCAGAAGATTGTAGAAAGCCGTAACATGATTGTTGAACAACACCGCACCCTGGCGGCTAAAGACGCCTACGCCTCGCGCGGCGGATGGATGTCGGGCCGCAGTGCAAACGTAATTACTTATAGTGCCGAATATGGCGAGGTCGCACGTTTAACTATTTCACCGGAGATGCTTGGATGAAAGATATTGTGATTTTCGATTTAGACGGGACATTGGCAGATGGTACTCATCGTTTACACCTGCTGCCGAAAGATAACTACGGCGAAACCTGGGCGTGGAAACCATTTAACATGGCGTGCAAAGACGATGCACCCATTAAAGATAACATCGAACTGTGTAACGCCATTAATCGTCGCTATGCCGTTATTATCTTAACAGGCCGTAGTGATGACGCGGAAAAAGAAACCAGAATGTGGTTGCAGCGCCACCGCGTCGAATTTTATCAGTTAATCATGCGCAGCAAACACGACAACAGAAAAGACATCGTAATTAAAGAAGAGGTGTTGCGTGCTATTGGGCCGGAGAGAATCTTGTGTGCATTCGACGACTCTCCAGCGGTAATAAAGCATTTCCGCGAACTCGGCATAACCACTCACGCAGTTACTGAATACGACTGTAACGGGAACTCTACACACTTAAAACCACATGGGAGTGATAAATAATGGCTAAGGTAATTATTCTTAATGGTCCTGCGGGCTGCGGGAAAGACACACTTGCTAGGGCGCTGGTAGAAATGGGCTTTGCGAAGGGTGTCGCCAGTTTCAAGAATCCGATGTTCAATATTGCTATGGCTGCGTTAGGCCAGGATGCTTACCGCGAGTTTCTCGACGGCTACGACGACCGGGCGCGGAAAGAAAAGCCAGAGGGTTTCCTTAACGGGTTGTCTCGGCGTCAGTTCATGATTGCCATTTCCGAGCAATTCATTAAACCGGTATTCGGTGATGATTATTTCGGCAAGTATCTTGCCGGAAACTTGCCCGACGGCAACGAAGTTTTTGTAGTGTCCGACGGTGGATTCGCCAGCGAAGTAGCCCCTATCGTTGCCGCGGGGCATGATGTGAGAATCGTCCGCTTGCACAGAGACGGCCATACGTTTGAAGGGGACAGCCGCGGTTACCTGTACGATATTGATGGTGTAAAAGATTACGACACCTACATCATACCGGGTGACGTTAAATCGAACGTTATAGACATTGCTTTAAAATTAGGTTTGTAAGAAAAAAAAAAAGGCCCCGAAAGGGGCCTTAGTTTTATGCGTAGGTGATACGTTGAATTACGATAGACGACTGGTACTGATTGCCGGTAGCCTGGCCTTCAATGGACTGAGTGATTGACTCAGGCCCACCAATCTCAGGTGTAACCGCCGTAAGCTCTGCACGTTTCAAACTGAAAGACATAGCCCCGTTTACCCCTGCCAGAATAGAGTTAATCTCTACCTGCTGCTCGTTGATAAACTTCTGAATCATCGCCATGTCGTACAGCTTGCCAGAGATAGAGAATGTGTTAGCTGCGCGTCCACGTTCGACGAACGCCACGCTACTGTTACCGAGTTCGAACTGCGCGGAAGCTCCGTTGTCGTTGGTGATGGTGAGAGTATCGCAACGCAACGGCGTGGAGCCATCGAACACCGACACATCTACCGACGAGAACGGCTCATCGGTGAACGTAACCTGAGAGAAATCAGAGCCAGACGGCGACGCGGTAAGAATCTCCTGACTCAGGCCGATGAACGGGAAGCTGCCGGTGACCATGGCGTTAACCGCCTGCTCTACGGTAAAGCCAGAGATTTCCACACCTTTGGTCAGCATGTACGCGTCCGGGGTACCACACTGGCCCTTGAACCACGTCAGGATGGAGAACGTCTTACACGCGTTACCGGTTTCCAGCTTGTCGCCAGTTTTTGCGTCAGTGGTTACTGTCTCTGCTGTCAGCGTGTGCTGAATACCTGCGCCCGTAACTACCAGAGCGGAAACCGCGGTCACGATAAACGGTTTTGCGTTGTCGCCGGTTAAGTCGGTGAACGCAATCAGGTCGCCAACTTCAACGCCGTCGGTAATAAAGCTGCCATCGGCACGGGTGAACGTCTTGCCTGCGGGTGCAACGGTAATCGATAACCCTGACAGAGAAACCCCGGACTGCCACGTAGAGCCTAAAGCGCCCGCCAGCCAGTCGTCCTGGCTTTTCGAGCTAAGCTCAATTGCGTACTCCCCGCTAACCTGTTTGTTGCCGGTGCGGATGGAGGTAGTTTCACGGCTGCCGTCCAGTTCGTTGGATGTCAGTGTGTCGCGGGTAATGGCAGGAACGCCACCCGTGTTACGCAACGGCGACCATACCGGGTTAGTCGGTGTTACACCCGGGGTCGCTTCCGCCACATAGAATTGCGCCGTATTCGCGCCCTTAAAAGGAGTTGTAGCCATATTCACAGCCTCTTGGTGAATGCAATAAAGTTAATTGACAATGGTCGTTTGGCCCATCCGTTTTCTACAATCAGCGGCCCCAGGCTAACCGATTGAACCTCGGCGCAGATGTCGTTACGTGAAAATGACTTACCTGCTTTAAACGCCGTGTTAAGTAAGTCTGCCATTTTATTGATCGGCGCGCTACCTTTCACCGATGCGTAGTTAATGTTGACCTGATAGATGCCCGCGCGTTGTTCCGTGAAGAACAAATCTGCTTGCTCCGTATCCGCCAGCAACATGTAACTTGCCAGATACGGCGTATCGGTTGACGTCGGCGCGTCGATGTTTTCAAGCGCGACCTTAATGCCGTTGGTGGTTCCGAAGGCTACCAGCGGCACATCGAACGCTTTCGTTAAGTCCTCAAAGTAGCCCATTATTTCACCTTGTTGGCTTCTTCGTTAATGAGTTGCTGGAAACGCGATATATTAGTTCTTACCATACCTTGTGGTGCCTGTCGCGACCAGCCATACTCCAGCCGTTGTGCATACGGCAGATTATTTGTCAGCGTGAACTCGCGCCAGTCTGTAGCTTTAAGCACGAAACTTGTAGCGTTTCCGGTTGCCGTGTTTCCTGATTTATCCGTAGCGTCTGTAATTCCGGAAGCGGGAGTGCCGCCAGACGCCATCCAGTTCATACGAAAGCGACCTGTATCTACCGGACTTGCCTTTATGATAGCGGAAAACAGTTTGATAGACACCTGACGCATCACCTTCTCGGGGTTCTTCTTCGCCTTTTCCACGAACTTAGAGACATCAAGCGCGAAACTCATTTTCTCACCTGAATAAAATACGCCACGACATCATCGTTAACCATCTTCTTCTCGATAGCTACGACAGACCATTGCTCGCCGCCGAATTGTACCTTGTCTTCCATTTTTGGCACGACACTGCAATCCGCTTTAACAACCATGTCGCCAGCCTGAATCGTCGTACCATTAACCAGTCCCACGTTAACCGGAACCGGAACGGCCTTCAACGGCAGCACTTCATCGTCAGGCCATACGTACTCACCGAGAACTTCATCCCACACTTTCGATCCAGCACGAACCAGAGATACCGTGCTCCCGAATTTGGTTAGCAGTCGTGTACCAACGCCTTGCATACGTTTACTGAAAGCAGTGCTCATCTGGCGGCCTCCAGTCTCGAAATAACCAGTAGCGCGGACGGTGCTGTGCCCCATGCGGTTACGGTAGCGACTTGTGGGTACACGCCGCCGAAGTTAGTTCCGGCGCTATCCCGCATAATCTGTATAGCCAGCGTCTGACCGGCAGCAGGGTTAACAACTACACGCGATTCGATCGGGATTGTTACGTCGGCGCTTACCAGTTTAGTTGCTGCGGGAGAACCGTACTGAGCACCATTAAGAAGAATGCGCGATAACAGGATTGACGTTCCGCTAGCGCCCGTGCGCCCGGCCTGTAACTTGATGCGAACGGCATAGTTTACGGGGGTGTTGAACGTAACCAGCCCCGCAGCATTAATCATTACCGGGTCGGATGCGCTACCCTGAGCAGAGCCGAAAGTTAACTGCAACGCCGTGTCTACTGCGGTAGGCGCTTGAGCTACAGTAACCGCAGCACGGAGAACTTCAACTTCTTTAACGCCTGGAGTGGCGTAAATAGGAGAGTCCGCCATCTGTGTCATTACTTCGCGTAACTTCGCGGGGGTGATAAGCCCGGTGGTGTTGTCGGGAAGATTCGCACCGATAAGGGTGAACATCTCTGTTTTAGTTTTCACCATTTTTAACCCCGGTACACGTTAAACGAGAAGCCATTGTTAAGACCGCCGCACAGTAACGGGCGTAATGCGTCGTCAGCAGCGGTAATCGCGGTTGTAGCTCCACTGCTGCCGTTGTTGAAGTAGGTTACAGTCACCGCACCCTCGACACGCTCAGTCTGCACGGAACGACCGTCTGAGTTGGCCCGCACCTCAGTACCCGCACCATATGTAGCGGCAGCGATTACCTGCGCAAGAATCACCTGCTTCGGAATGGTATTGTTAGCTACCGAGAAGCCATTCAACGTTACCCCAGTGCGGGGGTACGCCAGCGACTGTTCAGCGGATACACGGCTACCGCACATCTGAGGTTCTGCAAGCCCAACATAAGTAGCACCGTTGCGCAGGGCCACCTCTGCGGCGGTATCGTCTGCTGGTAACCCAAGACCGTAATTAGCCGCTAACGCGCGGGCGTCGGCCAGACTAACGTAACTGTCGGCATCAGGTACTATCGACCCATCTTCCACGATTAGCGGCATAAATTATTCCTCTGATTTAGCCCGACGCTGGCGGCGCGGTGTCTCTTCTTTAGCCGATTCTACCACGGTGCCTTCTGGTGCGAAACGAGCATCTACCACACGGAACCCCTGGCGGTTATACTCGCGCTTCTGCTCGATGGTAATCGGCATTGGTACATATTTAATTTCCACTTTAATTTCTCCTAGTAAAAAGGGGCCGTAGCCCCTTTGTTTTTACCACTAACTGTATCACTTGTCCGCGTCGGCGATTGCCAGAGTACCGAGGGTGTGTTTGTTCTCGGCAACAGCTTTGCCCCAGTTGGCCTCGGTGAACAGTTCTTCGTCCAGCGGAGATTTACCGCCGTTGGTGACATCCCAGCTATAGCCTTTCAGTTTCAGGCCGAAGCTGTAATCCGCCTGCCAGGTGGTCTGGATGCGGGTGTTACCGTTGCTGGTATCAATGTTGCTGATAATATCAGAAGCATTATCAACGATGATGCCGTTGGCAACTACGGACAGGACCTTAGTCTTGTTCGGAGTACCGGCCTCGTACAGCGCAGGAATGTCAGAGATTACGTAACGCTTGCCGAGAACATCGACAACCATAACGTTACCAGCAACGAACAGCTGGTTTGCGTTAGTCAGCGCTTTATCTACCAGCGTGTGGTAAGCAGCACCGGTCATGATGTCGGTAATCAGCAGCTGAGACTGGTCGCCGAATTTAGCGTGGCTGTTGTTCAGCACGTTCAGGGACAGACCCACGGTTGTAGATACATCGTTAACCAGCGCGGCCTGACCAGATACCGCCGCAACAGCTGCACCAACAGCGGTGTTGAGCTGGTCTGCTAACAGTGCATCGGAGAAGCCTTCGGAAATAGCACGAATCGCGCTTGCTGGGTCTTCGTTAAGCCAGGTCATTTGCGCAGGCTCGAACAGTACCGGTCCGAAGCCGCCAGCGACTTTAACGCCCACATGCTCGCCCTGAGTCAGCGCGGTAGCTGCCTGAGACTCGATAGTGGCGTAACGGTCAACGCGGCGTTTAGCGGAGGCAATCTGGTTAAAGAAAGACTCACGGGAGAAGTCACCGCGCCATGAAGCGGTAGACAGTACAATTGCGCCGCCGGAGGCTGCGTTAAACTGGTCAGTTTTCTGACCAAGCAGTTCGATAGTGGTACCGACGATATCGTCGTTATAAACCTTCATATCTGACAGAGACATATTCTGTTATCCTCGTTTGCCGTATTTGGCGTTAAGTTTTTGCTGAATTACGTCAGTACCACCGGCCCCGCCAGTAGAATTTTTGTTACCGGAAGCCCCGCCGCCGGTTGCTGCATCTGCTTTAATCAGATGCGAAAATGCTTTGTGCTCACGCAGATACTTTTTAAATTGCTCTGCGTCGGTGGTGATGACATTACCGTCTGCACCAGTGAACTTGGTAACAACGTCATCGCCGTCGAACTCGGTCTTGACCATCATAGCGATGATATCCGCTGCGCTCTCATCAATCAACATGCCAGACAACTGGCTGATAACTGATTTACGTTCCGCGCCGAGGATACGCTCAGCCATTTTGCTAATCTTACCGTCTTTCTCGGCGAGTACTGGCTCATACTGACTGCGCAACGTTTTCTCGAATGCCTCAAGTTCGCCGTTCTGTTTTGCGCGTTCCTGTTCGGCTTTCAGCTTCGCATCTGCGGCTTCTTTAGCGGCAGCGGCAGCAGCTTTCTTTTCAGACAAGAGTTTCTCGTTGTTAGCTTTAAGACCTGATACCAGCGCGTCAACTTCTTCTTTGGTAAACGTGGTCTTAGTCTCTTGTTGTTCGATAGTTTCGTCTTTCACTTCTTCGCTCATCAGTATGTCCCCTGGACGTTGGAATCCGGGCCTCCCGGATTTACATGTCAAGAATAAATTATTCCAACATACAAGGCAACTATTCCAGAATATTCCTCACATAATCCTGCAACATGAACACTTTCAGTCTCAACTGCCGTACACATTCGGCGTTCTGAACGTCGATAGCTAAATCCTCGTCAGAGTCGCTACTTGGCGCCGCCAGTTTGCACGGCGGCTGCATCATCGTCGTATCCGGGGATGGAATTGGCGTTTGCGACGGCGCGGGACTTGAGCAGGACGCGAGCATCATCGAAAGTGCACACGCTGCGACCCGGCGTTTTAATGTACTTAACGACTTCACGGGTGATTACCTCTGATTTCGTCTTGCCTTCGTTATCAGCGGCGGCGGCCTTTGATTCATCCTGCTGCTGCCGTTGTGTTTTCTTCGCTAACTCAGCCTGTGCTTCCTGCTGTTGCTGCGAAACGAGATTCGCCCGGCCTTCGTTCCAGCCGCTGTGATACTGGTAGATGCCGTGGGCATAAGTCAGGATGATAAAACATGCCCCCGCTACGACAGTTGCTTTAAGATTCATGTTTCCCCTTTCTCGATAAGTAAAGCCCCGCCTTAAAGCGGGGCGCTAGTCCTTATCATTTAAACATAGAAACGGCGTAATCTCAGTAAACCAGTTACTTTTTACACAAGCAATAGAGTATGGCCCTTCCGAACGCGTCAGCGTAACTACACTCAGGACTTACGTCCCGCTCCGTTACCTGCCCGCGCCGCGGTCGCTTGTTCATACTTCACAAGCTCAGGTGGAGCTTAGCACATTTTCAGTGAAAAGTCAACTATTCGAATAGTTTATTCCAACATTTACAATTATGTGGAATAACTGGAATAATCACAGGCGCTAAAAAGCCCCTTTCGGGGCTTAAGTTTATTCTGGCTTCGTAGCCTTCGCAGCTTTACTCACCGCCTCAACTCCAGTGGCATCAGTAACTTTAACGAAGTATTCACCCACCGCGTTAACCGTCAGAGACAAAGCCTCTTCCGGGGCGTTTACCACTTCCTTGCCGTCTTTGTACCAGGTCAGAGTATACGGCGCTTTACCTGCCTTAACTTCGACGGTGATGGTGGCGCTACCGTCGACCAGCTCGGTGTCTTTCGGTTGCACCGAGAAATACACGTCACCTGCATCCGCCAGATACGGAATCTCGTAAAGCATACCCGCCGCGGGCAACGCAATGCCCGTTTTATCTGCAAACGGCATATCGTCTACAGGGGTACCCAGTACACTTTCATCATCAATAAACACCACGTTCTCACCAGAGCCAGACACGCGGGCGTACTGGACTACGCGACGTGACGGTACATCAGTTACTTTGAAAAAGCCCATCATTAATCCCCTTTCAGATAATCAGCAACACGTTTATCGAGTTCCGCCATCTGCTTAAGCGTGAGCGGATTCCCGAAACCATCTACAGATATTACGCGAAACTCTTCCGGAGATATACCGCTGTTACGGAAAATCTTACCGCGAACAGGGCCGAGGGCCTGTTCCTGGAACCACGCCGGTTGTTGCTTCAGGAACTCGTAGTAAGTGGTGTCTGCGCTTACCTGAGTACCACCATCTGCGCCTTTAGCCGCTCGTTTTGCGCCCTTATCGAGGAAGTCGAACTCCGAGCTAATTACCGGCGCAGTGGTACTTCGGCAATTCGGATGCGCCGGCGGCATCGGCCCCTTACCGATTTCCCACGTCATCCCGTCCCGGGCCCTGCAAATCGTACTGGTACGGCTGTCAAGCGTTGACACCCACTCATATTTCTCGATGATGTCGTCGTTCTGGCGGTACGTCTCGTTACGGGCTTCGTTGGATACGTGAGACAGCGCAGTGCGGGTTACCGTCGCGGCGTTACGCTCAGAGATGTCCGCCAGCCCACCAGCGCCAACAACATTCTTAACAATCTGCCGTGTTGTCTGACCTTGTACAAAGCCCATCTTAACGCCGGTTACAAGACGTGCTACTTCCGTTTCACCCCAACCTGACATCAGTTTAGTGAAATCAACGGGCTTGTCGCTTAACGATAATGGCTGAAACTCAGCAGCGGCCCATACCTGTTCCGCGGTAGGTGTAACAAATTCTGCGTTAACGTTGGCAGTCAGCGTTTTTACGTTCCACTCAGCCTCATACGCCGCCAGTTCCTTGAGGTCTTCTGTCAGCTTTGTTTGCCAGTCACCTGTAATCCCTGTCAGTGCTTCTTCAAGGTCGCGTAACAATTTATTCAGTCGCGCGGTGCTGCGACCGTCGTCGCCGAATAGCAACACCTGCCGTTTGATTTCGTCCCGCATCTCCTGAATGAACGGCGCAAGGTCTTTCACTTCGCCGGATGCGGTGCGTTGCAGCCATATCTGGTGGCTGATTAGGGATGTCAGTAAGCTCATATACCCTCCTGTTTCGATATGACAATCATATCAGTCGGTAACGTATTGGCATAATCATACGCATTTAAGGTTAAAAAGAGCTTGATTAAATTCTACATTCAAATGTAGAATTTAAACGTACACTTAAACAGGAGAAATACGCATGAAACTGCAAACATTAGAGTTCCCTTATGGAGAAATCACTTTTGACCGTGAAAACTTTATTAACGTAAACGAGCTGGTTGACCAGATGAACCGTTGGCGTTTAGACAACGGCATGGGGACAAGAGAGCTTCGCCAGGTCATGGCAACGGATGGCTTCAAGATTTTCAAGGAGGAATGCGAAAAACAACTCGGAATCGAGAATGCCATAAGGGCGACGAAAGGCCGAAACGGTCGCACCTTTGCATGTCTCCATCTGGCAGTATATATTGCTGAGCAATACAGCGCCTATTTCCATTTCCTCGTTATCGACCGCTTTATCACACAACGGCAGGTAGAACTACGAAACATTGGCGCGGTGAGCTTTGTCGAGCTTAACGCTGCCGTTAGTCGAATGATTGAGCGCACGGAGGGAAGAATTGGCCACAGTGGACACTTCATACAGGTGGCTAAAGCGGTAAAGGAATCCGTAGATATCCGCGACGTAACGGGTTTCGATACATGGGACTCTCAGGATGCGAAGACCAATCAGTTGCGAAGTGACATCCAGAAAGCTCTGGTGACACTTCTTGACATGGAGGCCGTTAATACATGGGGTGAACTGAAAGAGGCGATACCCCGGGTTGTGCGTAAATGTGCGGCTAATATACGTTAAAGCTAAGGCCCCTAGCGGGGCCTTTCTATTTACTCCTGCTGTTGCGCCGACTGCGGAATCTCGCCAGTTACCTGAGTAACAGCGCCTAACGGCACAGGTGCATCCTCAATAGCCGTTGTAATCTCCTCGTCAGTCCAGTCAGTTACCCCAGCCTTACGCAACGCGGCGTAGTAAGCAGTTGCCGGTAGTAAACCGGCATTAATGTCTGCCATCCACTGCGCACGGTCCTGAGCGGTCATTGGTTGCAGGAAGAACTCCATGTTCAGTTTGAACTCAATTTCAGTGCTGTCGCTAATCCCAAGCATACCCGCGACCCAGCGCAACGCATCGGTATACGCCATGCTTACGTTACGTGCGATTGTTGCCATAACGGACGTATCAGCGCCGCGTTGCAGACGCGCCGATTCAGCAGTGATTTGCTGCGTCGGGGTAATAAGCTGTGCACCAATCTGGATAGCCTGATTCTCTTTATCCAGCATGTTCTGTTTGGCGAGGTTGTTCTCTCCTGCCTGAACCAGAAACGCATTGCCGCCGTAACCGATGTTATGGCCTGAACGCGACCCCATGCGCACGCCGTGAGGGTTAGCTTCTTTCCACTGCGCCATGCTCATATTCTCACCGGGGGCGATGAACAGAGTAGGCTGGCCTACGACGAAGCTGGACTCCTCATTGTCCGCGCTGTTGCGGAAGTGCCCGATATTAAGTTCAGCCAACGGCAGCAAAGGTGCATCGTCAGGGGTTGGGTCGTTATTTCCCGCGCCGATGAACGTGAACGGAATCACCCCGACCGGAATATTACCGAGTTTCGGGAATATTTCGATATAGCCACCTTCCATCAGTGCACCTTTCTGGTTAAAGCGGTACAGACGCTGGCGATACTGGCCTTCGAAAATATCAAGGACGCGGTATTGCTCGCCGTAGTTGGGGCTGAACTCATCCGCGCCATCGGTGTACTCGTATTCCTCACGCAATACAACCATAACCACACGATTAACAGACCCGACGCGCTGGAGACGCCAGTTGATGATGTTCTCTGCGGTGTAGAAAGCGATTGTTGGGTTTAGTAAACCCTCGTTTTGCTCTGCCATGGTAGCTACTTCTACCGCGGGGGCGTCAACCAGCAAACCACCGCGACCAACAGCATCAATCTCATACAGAGTATCCTGTGCGTGCTGCCACAGGCCAACGCCCGACCCGTCACAGTTAGTGGTCAGGTATTCCATCTGAGACGGAATAATCATCTCGGGGTCTTTGCGCATTACGCTGCCGACCATGCCTGAAAGCGTTCGCTTGGTGAAGTTGTAGCAAATTGCCCCCGCTTCGTATTCAGCCTGACGCTGGCGACCGTAAACCGGGTCCGGCTCGTTCTTACTGACGTCACGTAGATACGATGTCAGGTCGCCAGAAAGCGCATGTCGCACCTTCTGCCACTTAGGGAAATACTCTTCGTACTGGCGGTGGCGGGTTTTAACGTTCTGCCCTTGCCCTGCGTTAATGTTTGCGGAAACCATTTGTTGTCCTCTTAAAGTGCGAAAGTCACAGGGATGTTGATTACTGGTTTAACCACCGGCATCTCGTAAACTACAGGATAGCCGAGAGCATCCGCCATATGGTCAATGATGCCGTCTTTAGCTGGCTCTCCGTTATCGTCGTATGCCTGCTGCTCCAGCGTCTTCGCTATCTCAGGGCATAAGTGGTCGTTAATCCACAGTTTACCTTTTTCCAGTGCGGTATTCACGGCTAAAACACGGTCTTTAACCGGAGGGTTGGCGGATTTAGCGCGAACATCGAAACCTGCCTGCTGGAGTAACGCAATATCTGAGATTGACGCCGAGTTGGTCTTGCGGTTCTTGCCGCTGGCGTCCGGGTAAACGACTATGCGGTGGCCCTGCGACTTCCACTTCTCAGTAATTACGCGCACGGTATCCGGTGTATCGAACAGGCCTTTCAGTTCTGCTACCGCGTGCCAGCCGTCTTTACGTTGCACATACACGGCGCTTGCGTTCTTCGTAACGTTGAAGTCCTGCCCGATGTACAACGTGTCACCCGGTTGAATTACCTCTTTGCTGCGGTGCTTACGGCGGTCATATGCGTAATACACGCTGCCGGAGGTAAGGTTGACGAACTCACCATTCAGATACGCGTTAATCAACTGCGCCGGATAAGTCTCGGTCAGCGAACTAATGTAGTCAGGCGGCAGGAATCGCGCGTTCTCGTGTGTAGAAGCCTGCACCATCGAGTAACTCGGCGTCGGGTTCTCTTTGAACTTGGCGTAGACGAACTTGAACCCTTCCGGTGTCGTGGTGACAGAGATGTGGTTAATTACACCAGGAATAACAAGACGCATACGGGCGACAATTTTGTTCCACGCCAGCTCAGCTTTCTCACGGCTCAATACATCAAGCTCATCCACGACCGCAGCGGCGATTTTGAAGCCGACTATCGAGCCTGGGTTATCCATAGAACGGCAGATAACTGTACCGAGCACCGTCTTACCGCGAGTAACCACGACTTCTTTGTCGCCAGATTTAACCAGCACATCGAGGCCGAGCAGGTTAGCGGCTTCCTCAAATGTCGGGTAGAAGATGTCACGGATAGCCGGGTATGTCGGGCCGAAGTAACCCAGGCGCGTACCTGGATGCTTGAGCATAAACGTAAGCAGGTCAAGGCAGCCAACAAATGTCTTGCCACTGCCGAAGCCGCCGACGTAGGCCTTGTATTTATTATCGCAATTCAGGAACAGCGCCTGAGGGGCGGATAGCTGAATACTCATTCCTCTACCTCGCCCATGTTTGTGGTAACTATTTTGCCTACGGGCTCCGCAACACTGAAAATAATCTCAGTCGGTGCCGTTTCTTCGGTGGATTCGACCGGTTTCTCTTTGCTAAGGCCTAGCTTCGCGGCAGCAAATGTAGCCGAGATGCCCGCGGCCCCGGTCTCGGTGAAGTATGCCTCTTCCAGTGCCTGTGCAGTTTCATAGGCTTCTGCAAATGCGGGAATCTCGCGCAGCCACAGCTTAATAATCGGGATAGTGACGCCGATGTGCAGGGCGAAGCGGGCCAGTGATGGGGGTTTATCCTGAATCAGCGGGCGCTCTTCACCCTTGGACGTAGGCACAAGTTCCCATGACGTGCGGTCGAAGAACTCGATTAGCGCGTCGCAATAATCCGGGTCCCACAGCGCGGCGGAATTACGGGATGATTGATAAAGGCTCTGTTTACCGCGCGGTCGTTTACGTCGGCGGTTTGCGCTAACAGCTTCTTCATGTGCAGCTTGCACCACCTCTGGCGATGGCTGCTTGAGTTTCAGCTTCATATAATCCCCTTGCATATGCGTCTGACCATCAGAGCGCACCAGACGCGCCCTACGCGTCTAAAGGGATTATATAAGGGGATTGGGCGGGATGTACAGAAAAGCCCTCGGTAGAGGGCTTGTATCAGTTGTATAGGCCGTGGCGTGGTGCTCTTTTACCGTCGCCGCCGTAATGGTCGTTAGCTACGGGAATGGCCCAGGCGTTAGGGATGATTAGTAGTCTCATTTGAAGAAACCATCCTCGACAAGCTGACGGTATAGTTTAGCTGCGTAACGCTCTGCCTGGCCTTTGCGCCGAAATATTTTCCCATTAACTGAATACTTATTTAACTCTGGCTCGTACCAAACTTGGTTGTCGATGAACTCCAGAATACTAATCATTCCCCACTCTCCTCTTTAGCAATACGTTGCTCAGTTTTAGTGATACCCCGGCGCGTGAATAACACCGGGCTTGTCTTAACGTGCGTCATCAGACGGTTGTTATAAATTACATGGCGCTCGCAGTTAACGTCTTTGCTGTACTTGGCAATCGTCATTTCGTTGATGCCGGTTTGTCGGCATGTCTCAGCCATCGTGCCGTATTCTTTAATCAGGTTCGGAATGCTGGTAATCATCCTAAGAAATTCCTCGTTGTCCACATCGCATTCGGATATTTGTTATCGCGGTCCCGCACTACGGCAACCATGTTACCGCGTTGCACCAGGCAAAAGTGCCGTTGTTGCTCGCCGTTGTAACGACGCCAGATTGCCTCTTCGATTGCTGCGTTAATGTCACTGAACACTGCCTCTACCCCACATAAACCCAATCAACACGCCGATGAAATAACCGGCCGCCACAAGACCGATAACCACTTCAAGGCTCATACATTACCCCACTATCTCATCACCGAGCCACGCCGTTTCTCGTATATCGTCGACCACACAAGCGGCGTGCTCACGGCTAATTGCAAAAATGTAGAAGCTGAACTTCTTCCCGTCGGCGTCGATGTGGTTAACCGAGTATGGTTTCCACAGGACGCCATCGATAACTACGGGTTCAGGCGCTTTCATACCCATCACCCCGGGATTTGTTCAGGTTGAAGCGGTTAATCAGTTCACGGCGTGTCTCATAAAGCGACTCCACCATTTGCTCGGCTACCGCGATTTTAGTATTCAGGACGCGCATCACGTGGCTGATGTCTACGCCGCCGTTAACGGCCTCTACCATCATCTTTTCGTATTCACGGTCGGTCATTTTTTCTCTCCCCACATGCGATTGAGATACTTGTTCTTGTCCGGCCCCGGGAAACTGTTACGTTTCATCAGTTCCTCGCGTGACGGGAACGGGACGTGACTGACTTTACGGCCTACTCGTAACGGCTGGCTTACTGGGCCTTGTTCGCTCATTTCTTCTCTCCTGCATAAGCTGCTTTAAGTGTCTGCATCGCGGCGAACCAGAACGCGTCCGCTGGAATGCTGTTGCTCAGGTTACTAATGGCGATGCGCGCCATCAGTTGTGCGTCTTTGAATGCTTCGGTATCTGTGATTTTCATTTATCATCTCCGTAAAAAGCTGCCACTTGCCCAACAATAATCATAAAATCATCCAGGCTCACATTAACATTAGCTAATTCGTCACTATCTCCGTCGGTGCAAGTTATAAGTAATGAACCATCCCTGCACTTCTCTATCTCCAGGAAATCGCCCCAGTTATCGGTATGCTTAATCTTAGTAATTTTCATCTTCTCTACTCCGTTCTCGTTGTCGATGGAGTAAATATAATAGGGTCGATGGTAATAGTCAACTAGTCATTACAGAAAATAGATAAAAAAAATCCCGGCTGGGTCAGGGCCGGGATAAAACTGGAGAGCAGAGGGATGGAGCAGGAGGTGATTTAAGTATCGTCGGATTAGTCTCAGGTGTCAACCTTTCACCGCGCGCCCAATAGCCTCAGCCTCTTGCCACGGTTTACCGTCGAACAGCGCCAGACGCCCGGCTGTACGGCGACGCAGGCCAAGTAGTGGTTTGCCGTTCTGGTTGATGAACAGCGCCAGCTTAGCCCGCAGTGTTGCAGTATCACCAGAACGCAGTGCCTTGCCTGTGCCCGTAGTAGACGCAATCACGCCAGCACCTGCGTTATACACCAGGTCACACACCGCATCGAACTGTGCCTGTGTAAGCGAATGGTGTGCTGCTGCGTCAACCGCAGCTACAGCCTTAGCCATATCGCGATTCAGTAACAGTAAGCCCTGTCCTGGTGTGATGGTCTTACCTGGTGTTACGTCCGGCCCGTAGTGACCATAACCAATAGTCAGGTACTTCTCGTTCGGCGTAGCGCGATATGCAGTACCGCGGAACCCCTCGAACGCGGCGGTAAAATGCAATCCATTATCTGAAATATTTCGAGACACGCTTATGTCCTCCATACGACAGCCACGCCTGGCGAATCTGACGCAGTGCAACTAAAGTGATTAATGTCTCAGGCAGCGTAGGCGACATGCTGCCCTGTAACAGGTGAATACATCCGGCGGCGCAGACAATAGCGGTCAGGATATAGAGCACCCGGCCAAATAATCCGTCGTCCACGCTGGGATGATATACATTAAACAGCGATGCGCCACCGATTGCCAGCATACCGCCGAACCAGAATAGCTCATTCATCAGGGCCTCCTCGACGTGCAATGTATTCTCCGGCGACGATACCGGAGAGGCGGGAATAGAGGGGCATCCAGAGAATAGCAATGATGAACCCAAGGCCCGCTATTTCGCGTTCACCTGTGATACCGAACCATTGTGCTGCGAGAGGCGCACCAAATACGGCGCAGGTGAAGCCAGTTGCAATAAAGCAGAAGCCGTCAATAGGGCCAGAAATAACGGACTTATGTTGCCTTAGTCCGATTACCCCACCAGCTAGTGCGGCGGCGAGAAGCCACCCCGTCACTGTTTCAGTAAATTTATCCAAGATGAATCCTCCAGGTGCGTATTAAGTATGCAGTAACTGGAGGATACCACGGGTAGGAATTATCCTAATAACGGTTTATTTATGTCTCCAGATGTATTGGCGTCTCTGCGGTTTCGTCGGAATATCATCGTATCCCAACGATTTCCAGTAATTAAATAGCCGATTAGCGATTGCTGCGCGTTCCTGTGTTTTAAACTCACCGAGATTCACAGCCTTCCCGTTCTGGAATCCACAGGCGCGTACCGCTTTGCGTCTGGCCTGAATCTCGGGGTACAGTGCATTACGGCGGCGCTTGTGTATACGCGTATTCGCTCTCGGCGACAGCGGCGCAAGGCCGCTTCGTTTCAGGATGTCAGTTGCTAACGACATTATTTCTCCTGTTTACCAAGTCGCTTAGGTGAGCAGATAGCGCGTACCTCCGAACCGTACGCACCTTTGCGGATAAGTTTGTATGCCTCCACGTCACCAGTAGCCTCGGCCAATGCCAGATGCAACTCCTTAACTTGCCCTGTCAGGTGCGATATGTGCTCAGATTTCTTAATGTTGTCTTCCCGCAACTCCTTAATCTGCGCCGACGCATCACGTAACTGATTCTTAAGTGACTGCACCTCATGCGCCAGGTCTTCGCTCCGGCTGTTATTTACCTGCTGCCGTAGCTGGTCGATCAGGTACTCGAATATTTCGTTTTTGTTACTCATCTCTGTCTCCCCTCTCATTTGTGTAAATGAATAGTAGCCTATTCTATCTTAGTGTGCAAGTAAATTTTATTGGTGTGTTATAGAGTCGATGAACGCCAGTAACTCCCTTTCCGCTTCTGCTTCTCTTTCTTCAAGCGACCAGGTAGCGGATTCCTCTGTTGCCGTTGCTAAATCGGTTTTTACGTCAATCATCGTGTCGATTAACGTGATTAGTCGTTCAGCCTGTTCTTTAGTAATCATTGTTGCATCTCCTGCAATAGTCGCTTCGATTGTTGCGTTTGATGAAAGTGTCGCCTTTTGACGACACTAAGTTAAAGTTGTACGCTGCTGTGTAGCAGCGTAAGTCATTAAGCCAAATAGTAAGCTATTGACCTGTTACACCACCTGTTACACCGGCACGATATTGCACACCAGCTTTCCACGCCCGCCACGCAAGACGCGTCTTAACGTTCAGGTACTCTTTCTTCGAACCCTTGTTAACTGGCAGACCCTCGACGACGGCCCACCGCTCAAATGCTTCTCTCATAACTTAGTCCTCCAGAACTTCGCATTCACTTGCATACACAACTACATACCCCGCGTCACGTTCAATAATGAACATAGCGGAACCGGCGTGTGTAACCTCAAACTCATCTCCTACTGCAACGCCCCAGTAACTAAGCGGCAAATCGTCACCATCGCGCGGGTCCACATAATCAATATCAGTTATACGAATTCTTATTAACGGCAACCTCCATCAGAGTCGTCGGCACTGGCGCCATGATTCGGCGCCGTGGGTTTATTTAAAGTAGATAGCGAATTTCTTGTAACCCGCGGGCTCATTACGAAGCCCCTTACCGATAGCGAAACGTTGTACGTTGTTAAAATCGTTTCCATCCATACCGTCGGTGCCGAACGTAAAGAAGTTGCGTTTGTTCCCGATAATTACGCGCTCTGAAATATCGATGCCGTAAACTTGTTTGATTGCGGAAACTACGCTTGCGGTCGCTTTGTTCATTTCTAAATTCCTTATGTCTCGTTTCGATAAGTGAATAGTAACCTATTATGTTGGGGTGTGCAAGATAATAGTTACGTTGCCGTTGTGATTCTTTCGTTTCTTAAAAGAGTACGCAACGCAGTGGGTGGGCGTTAGCCCACCCCAGCGGAGTGAAGTACTCTCTACCTTGCTCACGGCAACTATAGAAACTTTTAATTATCAGTGACTTGGATATTTAGGCGGGATTAACAATAGACTTTGACCCTTCCGAAAGCGTCAGCGGAACTACACTCAAGTGCCTAATGGCACGCGTTGCGTTCCCTGCCGCTCCGCGGTCGCTTGCGATATCTCACAAGCTCAGTGAAGCTTAGCATATTTTCAAGTAAAAGTCAATACCAGTAGCATCTTTTGTATTTTAGTAACTTTGCGTGGTGTTTTGGTTGCTTTTACAAAGTTACCGCCTTATACTTCGATACATATTACACAGGAGAGCGCGAGATGACTATCAATGAAGTTGCAGAATTAATCGGCGTCACCCGCCAGACGATCAATAACTGGATTAAGAGTGGAAAGTTTCCTGATTGCAGCGTTAAAGTAATGGGGCGCCGTTTACCAGGAACATTTGACCGTAATAAAGTTGAAGCGTGGATTAAGGAGAACGTGAAATGAAAGGTGTAATTTTCCACGATAAAGAAAATGACAGTGCTTATATGGTCTATTTAGTGCAAGGTGAGTATGCGTTGTGTTTTAACGTTTCCTGTAAACTGGACTCATATTTGCCGTTTTGCGTTACAGAAGAATTGCAGTTGATTAGTCTAAGAAGACTCAGCACAATGTCGGCTTCCATCGATGTCTCCGACCACCTATCCTACGTTTATCAGTATTTCGGGGATGAGATTGTCGCAGATTATTACCGTAAGTACGCGCATTTGATGGAATGTCTGGCTAATAGATAAAAGAAGGCCCCAGCGTTAGAGCGCCGAGGCCAAATTACTTGCTGAAGGAAATACAACATGTCCGATGTAATTTTATCCTACTCGTGGTCACGCCGCAACGCGCGGGCGGGAAAAAAGGATATAAATGTCAGAACCGCACACACGGCAACACTGGACGACCTGAAAGAGTTAATCCAGCCGCTCGATGCCGTTCGCGACGGGATTAACCCTAAGACCGCGCCCGGTTATATCACCGCCGCGTGCGACTCAACGCACAGCACCGTAAAAGACCCGGAAACTGGAGACTTTAAGCAAGCGCGTAAAGGTTTTTTCTACCGCTGCGATGCGTCTGTAAGCAAATCGTCGCTGGCCTATCTGGATTTCGACAGCACAACACCGGAAGAGTATCAGGAAGCGGTGCGCCTGGTTAAGCGCAGCCGCTGGGCCATGTGCCTCTATACCACGGCATCACATACTGATGAGTCACCGCGCTTTCGCGTCGTAATGCCACTGGCCCGTCCGGTGGAGGGTGGTGACATCATCCGTGTTCGTCATGGGTTGCTGGAGCACTTCTTCAAAGGCATGGGTGCGGACCGCAGCGGGTTCACTCTGTCGCAGCCGATGTACCTGCCGCCGGTTGGCTCTACCGTTATCTGGTCGCGCCGTAACGACCTGATTGACCCGGACGAATTACTGGAAGGCGTACCGGATTACGAGGTGAGCAGCGCCTCGGATTACCAGATACCGGAAGAACTGCGCACTGCGTTTACTGATGCGTTCGAGGCACTGGCGTTTGAGTACGGTGGCGTCATGACGCCTCGTGGCCTTAAAATGCCCGCTACGCCAGAACACGCGGAGAACTACAGCGACCCGACGCCGCGCCCGGACGACTTCCTGCTGTGTTTCCCGCGCGAGGGATATGAAGCGCCTAACGTAACAATGATTCACGACACCGACATTACGGCGACCGAAGGCATGTCACCGAAAGAGGTGTGGAAGTACGCGTGCGATGCGACCGGGCTGCCGTTCAGTGAAGTCGCAGAGGCCATCGGTTGGGGGGCGCGTGAATCTGTCTCATGCAGCCTCGACGACCTGGAAGACGACGAGGACTCAGAGGAGGACGAGTTACCAGAACCGGTAAAGGCTGATTTCGTCGTTGAGGGGTACATGCCGTCGGATTGTATCTGGGATATTGTCGGGGAATCCGGCACGTACAAATCATTCTATACGCTGGGGATGATGTACCTGAGCGCCGCCGGGTACCGGTTTGCGGGGGCTGACACCCAACGTTGCCACCATTTCTATATTGACGGCGAGGGTGGTGCAGCTACACGAACACGTATTGATGCACTCGCGGCTAAATATGGCGAGGAAGGTAAAGATTATGTACATGTCATCGATATGGGCGAAATACTCGCTACGCATGGTGATAAAAAAATTCCAGCTCTAATCCGCAGGATGCGCGAAACCGCAGGGGATGAACCTATTGGCATGGTTGCCTTCGACACCCTTAACCAGACGCTGGCCCTGACGATTGATAAGTTCGACGAGAATAGTTCATCAACAGCAATCGGCATGGGTAAAGTTATCGCCATTCTGAAAGAAGTACGCGATGCAACTAAAGCCGCAGTAGGCGTTGTCCACCATACGCCGAAGGGTGGAAAGAAAGCACGCGGCAGTGGGGCGCTGTATGCGGGTGTTGACGTGGAACTGACAATCGAACGTGCAACCGACCGTCAGATAAACGTATATCACTCGAAATTCAAGCACGGGCCTCAGCAGAAGACGGTTGGCATGGTGCTGGAGTCGGTACAGTTCCGTGAAGCGCCGCCGCCTAAAGAATACCGAGCGGTTGAGTTCCTGGGTAGCACAGAGGAATACGGCACAATCGTAAACCTGGACCTGCCTGAACCACACAAGGCGCTTGTGTTGATGCCGTGGGGTTTCGAGCCGTTCAAAACTGACGAGGAGAAAGAGCGGGAAGAAGGGTTGACGAAAGAAGGTAAAGAAAATGTACGTAAAACCGTAGAGAACGCCGTCAACAGTTCGGAGGCCACGATACTCGCGGCGTTTGAACTGGCGGAAGGAACCTACAACGGCAACGAGGGCATCACGGTATCCGCAGCGAATAAGCTCGCGCAGTCTGACCCCAACGCAAAGGCGTTTAACTCCAAAGAAGCCATAGAACGCGGGAAGATTAAGAAAATGGTTGAGGCTGGGTATCTTGTTCCGGGTACTGACGAAAACAATCAGATAATCACAGGCCGTTACAGGCTGAATACCCGGATAACGGATAACAAGATTCCGAAGACACTATACGAACCGAATGAAATGCTGGTGGTGACCGAGGATGATTTGGAATAAGTAAAAAGAAAGGGGCATTAAGCCCCTTCACCGAACGCCAGCCACTTGGCGTCTACTTGTAGCACTTCCGCCAGCTTGAACAGCGTCGCCGGCCGGACGTCCTGAGTTACCCCGAGCGCAAGCTGGTTAATCGCGCCCTGGGAAACGCCAGCCAGGACCGCCAGACGGCGCTGGGAGATGCCGAGTTCTTTACGGCGTTGTTCTACGCGGATACCTAGTTCAGATGGTTGCATGTCAATTATTCCTTAGTCAGTTGATATGTGAATAGTACCATATTAATTATTTTAGAAAAGCCCATTGACACGTGAATAGTTCGCTATTATAGTTAACCCATACCAAACGAGAGGAGAGAAACAAATGTTAGAACAATTCTTAAAATTACTGGAACGTTTCGTAGTTGCACATGAACTGATTGCTGCGAACAGTGCACGCCGTACTGAACTGCCGAAGGCTATCACGGCGCCATATGGTAAAGACGTCGACAGTGGTGTAGCAGAAACTGCAACAATCACGCCTACTGTTGTGAAAGAAGAAACAAAAGAAATCCCGGTTGAAGGTGAAGACGTAGTTGACACCAAACCGGCGGAGGAAGAGAAGCCAAAACGCAAGCCGCGTAAAGCTAAAGTAGAGGAACCTGCGCCAGAACCGGAAGAAGATAAAGAAGAAGTCGATTACCAGTCTCTTCGTGACCAGATTCAGGCTATCGACGATGCAATTAACGAAGGTCCTAGCGATGCCGCTTGCGATGATTCTGATGAACTGCTGGAAGAGTTCACGGGTAAGAAAATGAAGATTGCTGCGATTAAAGACGAAGACCTGGCTGAGTATCTGGAGCGCCTGACGGCAATCAAGAACAAGTATTTCGAAGAAGAATAACTATCCCGCGGCCTTCGGGCCGCTTTAACTGAGGGTCGGAATTATGATTTACCAACTCTACCGCGCCGTAGACAGGCGGGACAACACAGAGGCGCTATGGCTGTTGCGCGCGCCGTCCGGTGCGCACCAGATGGAAGAGATGGCGTACTTAGGCAAAGTGCCGCGACCTAAAGACATAGGCCGTCACGTGTCGCAGATTAAGCGCACGACTTTCGCCAAACCTGACTTTTATGTCTTCGAGTCGATGTATGGGTGGGCTATGCACTGCCAGCACCAGACCAGGCATTTAATCGACCAGTGGGAGAACAGGGTATGATTCTTAAAGAACGCGGTGGAAATAACGATGTTCACGCATTACTGTCGCCGTCTGGGGCTAAAAAGTGGCTAAGCTGTGCCGCATCACTGGCCTGTGAGAAAGATATTCCTAACTCGTCCGGCAAAGCTGCCGTATTAGGTACAGCAATGCACACCATAGCAGAGATGCATCTTAACCAGTACATCAAAGGCACTGCGCTGCCGTTAGAGCGCGAAGTCGGGGCTTACGTGCTGGATGAAGGTAAAGGCCAGATTAAGGCTCTAATCAGCCCGATGAAAGGCGCGGTACTTATTACGGCGGACATGATTGAACAGGTGCGCAAGTACACCGACTACTGCAAAGCGATTATAGACGTAGCTACTTACGCTAAGCTGGAAATGCGCGTCAATCTTACACAGATTCTACACCCCGGGTACAAAGTACCCGTTGAAGGTGAAGAAGGCGAGGAAGATGATTTAGAGACGTTCGGAACGGCTGACCTTGTTGCCGTTCAGGAACTGGCTAACACCGACGAGTACATGCTCATTATTGGCGACCTTAAAACGGGTCGGCATCGTGTCGAAGCGAAAGAAAACAAGCAGCTTATGCTTTACGCTCTCGGTGTTTATCGCAGACTCAAGAGACGTTATAACATCACCGTTGTCCGTCTGGTTATCTTCCAGCCGTACGCGGGCGGTGCGTCGGAGTGGGACATCTCGGTTGAGGGACTTGAACTGTTCGCTAAGTTCGCACAGAAACGGGCGCTGTTGGCCCTTGATGCCTATTTCCGTGGTAAGAAGAACCTGAAAGCGTCGGACTTCAAGCCATCAGCCGATGGTTGCCAGTGGTGCCGGTTCTCTGAACAATGCGCCGCGCGTACAAAGACGGTTAATTCTGTACTGGCGGAAGAACTTGAAGAC